TCAAACTCCACTGGTCACAATCCGCTTAAAGATGTGATCGTTGAGCTTTAGGACGTAGTCCACGACTTCATCAGGTGTCATGCAGTCAGCATGATTAGCTGCGATCTGATGGCATAGAGCAATGTTGATGAGACGCTGTTGCGGGTACCCAAACCAGTTCTTAGCACCGGTTTGGGCCTGCGTGATGAGATAACTCAGGAGATCGTCACTCGCTCGCTGCATATTGCCTCATTATATTTAGGCAGACAGCTTCAGCGGCTTCGGCTTCCTGTAAGGCGGCATCCACCTCTTGTAGGGTAAAGGGATGGCCTTTAGCGTATTGGTGAAGATCGCCATAGTATCCCTTCATGCCCTCAAGGAAATCAGACATTGTTTGACCAGCCATATTGATTACCTCTCGGATGAATGGTGAATGTCACCTGAGCTTCAGCACCGGGAGCAGGATCAGTTGTCCACTGACTTACGCGGCCATTGAAGGCGTAGTAAACAATGTTTGTACCGTCCGTTGCTGCGATAACAAACGTGCGATCAATCGTGCCGTTATAAGCGTCAGCGCGAAGCAAAAGAAGGTTAGTGTCGGCAGGATTCCACGCTGCTACAACCGTCATGCTCGTAGGTGCAGACTGAACGGGGATCTTGTCTGACTGACGCGAGCCAGCAACCGAGAAGTTAGCAACCGCATCGTCTTGACCAAAAGCAGGGATTGCTTCAACAGGCACAAGATTGGCCGCGACGGCGATAGCCGAAACGCTTGCAACCACAGAAAGATTTGCAGTCGTTAACGGGGTTGGAGTTGCAGTCGGTTGGCAATAGAGCGAGGCGCTAAAGCCGGGTAAAACTTTATTAGGAAGAGCCATTTTTCACCTCACGCAGGAATGTCTAAAGTGCAATCAAGAAATATTTGATGTAATTTGCTATCGTTATCGTATGTGTTGAAGAGCCAGTCAACATCGACCTTCGACACAAAAAAGAGACCACCAAAAGTGCCTTGATACCCGTGTAAGGCATCCACAATCTGCTGCGCCTTACTGAAACAATTTGCCATCAACTGAGCAAACACCGTAATCTGACAAACCGGTCTATCTATACCCTTAACCGACTGTGGTCCTGTGTAAACCGGCTGATGAACATCTCTAAGCTGCCACGTTACAAAGGTCGGTTCGCTTGCAAAGTTACGGTTAAACACTGCATAAACCGGTGTCGGCGTACAAACCGTAACTAGTTGGGCTTGTATCGCTTGAGCATAAACGACTGTGCTATTTTGCCCCATATCAGACTGCCACGCTAGGTTCGTTTCTGTAGCACATCAGCGAAACCCATTGTCTGTCATCGTGCTCAAATACCTCTGCGATTCGCCAGCTGTTACCTCGGAATGTGACCGAGTAATCTTCCTGATTATCCGAGATCGTTCTCATGTTGGGCGTGTAGTTCACAATAAAGTCCATCATGTTGTCGTACTGCCTGAACTTTTCTAACGTGCGAATCCGATTGTGAACCGACTTAGTTTTTGCTCGCGTCTTGAACCACAGCGTCTCTACCGTCGTTTGTTCACCCAAATTAGTGACCGTAAACGACAGATTGTTGATACTTATCTCATCGACGCGTAAGACCATTACATCACCAACGGCTTGTAGGGTCTAAGAAGCTGATCGACTGCCCACGGAATCTGCTTTATAGGCTCGGATGACATTGCAGAGCGATGATTGTAAAAATGCGTCAACAACATGAGACCCGCTTGTTTGACAACGGGATACTGACCAATGACCGAGCCCTGTAAGGTGTACTGGCAAAGCATCGGCGCAGTCATGTAAGTGTTGATGTTGTTGGGAACCTCGAAGAGAACGACTTTGTTCCCAGTCGGGTCGTAGTAGTAGTTTGAGCTTGTAATCGTCGTGAGTGTCGGCGGATTAAGGTCGGTGTAATACTTCACCCAATTGATTGTCACGCCATTTTGCGAGACTTCGGGGAGATCAAGGCTCACGGGTGCAGCCATAAGCCCTGAGATCATGTAAGAGGCCTGATAAGTCACATTGAAGATCGGGATACCTAAGTAGTCCTCAATCGCCATCCGTGTAGCGAGTTCTAACTGGCTTAGGTAATCGTCCTGCGACTCATCCTGAAACAAATTCAACTGGTTGGTTATTTCCTCAAACGTCAGCCATTGAGTCACCGGATCACGGGTGCTCTGAATGACCTTCGAGTAGTTGAACGGGTTGCGAGAACCCGCTCCGAAGTTACCTTGCAGTTGGCTAGGCATGATTAAGCCCCAATGAGCCGAACGCCAGCAGTTACATCACGAACGGTCGAAACCATCCGCTTCTCAGCATAGATCGTAATCGTTCCCGGCTGGGTCTGCTCCATTCTTTGAAGCGTCATCTCCGAGTGATCGACGATCCACATAAACCGAGGCCAGTTCGCAAGATAGATTGGAGAAGCGCCAGCAGCGGGAGCGTCTAAGTAAGGATTCGCAATCACCGGCCAGCCCATAATGTTTATAGCAGGACCTTCGTCCTTTTCGCCTGTCTCGACAAGTGCGTAAGAATTACTAGCATGAGTGTATTCCCTCAGCGTTGCAATAGCTGTCGGGTGCATCATCCACGCAGTTCCCGGCATTCTCCAGAACTGACCGGGGAGGGCGCTGGCAACGTCTACGAGGCTTTCCCACTCAATACCACCTGAGTGCGTATAACCCACTGTGTTAAGTGTGTGTATGCCCGCTGTAATGGCCGTTCCTGACGTTCCATAAGCAGCGGATGATCCAGCAGTACCAGCGTACATCTTCAAGCCTCTAAGGCCGTTTGTAGCGCCTGTGGAGGTCGTTGTAGATCCTGCCTGATCGTTATTGATTGCCATCGACGCGGCTTCGATCTGGCTAAATTCCATTGCGAGATCTTCGACAAGCGCAGCGTCTAATCCGTTAATGTCATCCATCGCCGCTGCACGAATTGGCATCTGAGCGGAGATAACACGCATCGGAAGCTGCCAGATGGATGTGGCGATATTGGGTGAGCCTGAGTTGGCGTTAACCGTGTAGCCCCACGGGTTTGTGGAGTTAGCAGCGTTACCTGTTTTGACAACAAACTGAATGTCCGAGTCTGCCGTCATTGTCTGATTTGCATAAACCCGAAATGGGTTCCAGTAACGAAGCGATGCAAACACATCCTCGTTATAAACGCGACCACCAACCCCGCTGCCTGAGCCGGTTAGGGCTGAGGCTTCCGCGAGGTTGACAGTGCTTTTGCCCTCGTGGAGAGCCTTTTTCAAGCCTTCCAAAATAACCTGTTTCATAATCTCTCCAAAAGGGAGAGGGCTTTCGCCCTCTTTTATCAAGCAGCCGTACCAGTCGAGCGATAACGCACACCGGCATTAGGATCGCGCACCGAAGTGGCTGCACGAGTCTCGCCGTAGAACGTGATCGAACCGGGGAGCGTCTGGTCGTAGCGACGGAGGACCATCGAGAGACGCATGACGATCGTGTGGAACTGCTGCCAATCCGCAAAGTACATCGGATAGTAGCTGGTCGTTCCTGCTGCGCCGGTGGTGGGCTGGCTGGGGTTATCAAGGTACTTGTTGACTGCAACCTTGAAGCCGAGCAACTCACCAACGATGCCATCGGTGCGTGACAGACCGTCAACATAGATCGGACGGCCTTGCAGATCGACTAACCCACGGATGCCTTGAAGCAAAATCGGGTTGATCATGAACGCTGCGCTGGGAGTCCAATACTGCTGTGGCAGGCTGTAAATAAAGTTAACCACATCTTTGTAGTTCACATTATTTGCGGCAACCGTGTTGGCGTTTGTCGTCAACTGGTCATAGGTAGCAAGCGAGTGCAAACCGTTGGTCGTTGCAGTTCCCGAAGTACCGAAAGCAGCTGTCGAGCAAGAGCCACCCGTGTAAGTTGCATTAGCGCCAGCGTACTGATCCAAACCGCGCAGACCATCAGCGCCACCCGTCGTTACCGAGGTTCCGGTTCCCGACTGATCGTTGTTCTGGATCATTGAGGTTGCCATTGCCTGCTGGAACTCCATCAGCATGTCGTCAACAACGTTAGCCTCGAGGCCGTCGATGTCATCAAGTGCTGCGGTACGAATGGGGAACTGAGCATTCAGATCTTTGAGGATCACCTGCCAAATGCTCGTGGCTTCAGTTGTGGGTGCGCCGTTGTTCTGAACGGTGTAGCCCCACTGAGCACCTGCATTGCCGGTCTTGACGCGGAACTGATAAGCCGAGCCGTCAGTTGCAACAATGCGCGACAGATCCATCAAGGGATTTCCGAGACGCTTTGCAGCGAACACGGGATCGTAAGCTGTACGGCCACCAACGTCGTAGCCTGAACCCGTAAGAGCCGAGGCTTCCTTGATGTACGCTTCGCACTGATCCACAGATTCAAAGATCTTGACTTCGCGCTCGATGTTGTTACCGGCCTTCATGTACTCCTTAAGAACGTCCTTGAAGCGACGATTTGCTTCGCCACGGACGGTCTTATGGATAGGACGGATGATCGAAGGAGCGGCAACTTTTGCCTCTAATGCGGCAATCTTTGCTTCGGTTTCGGTTTTAAGAGCCTCGACAGCCTCAGCAACTTTTGCCTCGACAGCCTGTGCGGTTTCTGCCAATTTGGCAGCGCTAGATGCTTCGATTGCATCCAGTTTTTCAATGACTTTTTCCAACATTTTGAAATCTCCTAACGGGTTGAAATAGCTTTCAGCAACTCGCGGTATTCGAGCGCTTTCAGCAACTCCGCCGCATCAGACTCACTCTGAGTGGCAGTTTGTTGATCGCCTACAGCATCACGCTGTTCCAAAATGGCTTTCAACACACCGGACGCGGCGGTCGCATCCCGGCGAGATAGGCCTGCATCACGCAAAGCCTTCTCAATCGTTCTCGGATTGGGTTTTGAGCCCATCCAATACTCAAGCCTACTGATCTCAGCCTTTGGATTATTAGGCTGCATCACGATAGAAACCTCGGCTAGGCCACCTTTGACGATCTGAAAGAAAGTGTCGGGATCGTCTGTAGGCTCGCCATTCTCATCCACCATTCTGTACTCATCGGCATAAGCACCAACAGAAACGCCGCCAACCATTCTCGGGCTTTCCTTCATGATGGTGTACAAATCGGAGCCAGCCGTGGTGTTTAGGAAGATCTTTCCTGTGCCGGTCATGCCTTCTTCGGTAATGTCGAACTTCGACCATTCGCCGACAGGCATCATGTCGGAAGAGTGCTGGAAGTACATCGGAAGTGGCCTTCCTTCGTCCATCCACATCTCGTGCCACGCCTCGAAAGCCTCAGGTGTATAAAAGAACCTGCGACCGTCTGCGCCTTCTCTCGCGCCCCACGTCGTAAGTGTGGCTTCGATTTCACCCGTAGGTCCTGAAGCCTCGTCGGCTTTACGGCCTAATTCGACCTTAGCCTCGTAGAAAAAGGTGATTTGCTTAGCCATTGATCGGTTCCTTTTTAACCATTCCATCCACTAACTTAGGCTTTGGCTTCCTCTTATCTGCCGCCGCCTTGAGTTTCTCTAACAGTTCCTTAAGCATTTCCGGCTCTGCCTGTTTTACCCACCACTTTAAGGTTTCCGCCGCCTCCCGTGTCTTGCGGAGAGCTACCGGGGAGAGCGCTATCGCCACCAGCGGCAAGCAACAGATCATCAGCACCATCGAGAGAGTTAAGTCCCAGATATTCACGCGCTTCATTCTGCGTAAGAATCCCATTCTTAACTCCTGCAACGACATAATTCATTTGATCCAGCGGAGCGCCCTTCAGGAAGTCTTGTGTCTGAAACTGAACGTGTAAATTCGGATAGCCTTTTAGTAGCGACAATTTTAACCGTTGCTCAACGTTCGTAATGAACGGCATCATCGTTGATTTGTAGAACTCATCTAGCATCGTCTGGGTGTTGTTGTACTTAGACTCGCCGACTCCGATCATCGCGGGAGGTACACCAAACAATCCACAGATACGCGTCATTGTTTGTTTCTTAAGCTCTCTAGCATCCACATCCTGCAACGTGAGAGGCTTGATGGCTTCGTAGGTCATGCCCTGATCCAACAGCATAGACTGCCCCGGCTTGCTCTGATCCGAGGGCTGGCTGTTAAGCATGTTGGTCCACGCTTCTTTTAACCTGCTGGCGATCTCTTTGAACTTTGAATCGGGGATAACTTGCTCGGTGCGGAACAAACCGGAGGGTTTAGCACCGTTAAGCATGATGAAGTTGGAGTAGAGATCAATATCCTGATCTAAGGAAACCAACTCGACAGCTTGCAAGCGGTTAAACGAACTGGAGCCTTGCCACGGCTCGCTCTTCGTGTGCATCACCTGAAAGTACTTAAGTGGCTCGTCTTTATTAAAGCCGTATGACGAACTTGTAAGCGTGTAGAAGGGATAACGCGTCTCTGAGATCCTCGGCACGATCAGCGTCGAGTCAAGAACGTACATCTCGAGCGGAATCTGCGTCGGTTCCTGTGCGTCTTTCCTCCAGAGTAATACGAAAGTCTCACCGGCAAGCTCATGCCACATCGTGAACTGATACCAAAACTCGTATTGACTCTGGAAGTTATTAGGATTCGCAAGAAGGTTAAGAACGCTTGCAGCTCGGCTCTTTTCGCGCTCAGGAACGCTAGGGTCTGTCTGTGTGTCTACAAACGTGCCGTCAGGCTGTTTAGACATGATCTTGACGGGCAGTTGAGCAAGAGAACGTGCTTTTGCCCCTACGCAAGCCATTACAGTCGAGTTTCTAGCAAGTGTCGTTATATCGACAGTTCGCCCTGCTTCGTTAACCGCAGAGGTCGTAACGTAGAGTAATTGGTTAGAACCGTAGCCCTGCCCCTTGCCACGGAGCATGACGTTATTGCCTAAAACAGTGTTGCCAAAGAGCGAATTCGACTCTTTTTTGTCTGTTTTACGCTTGAATACGTCGAATAAGCCCATTTTTACCCCTAAAAGACTCTGAATCCGTACGATTCATTAGGCATCGGGTTGTCCAGACTGCAATGCATCGCAATAATCAAGGCAATTATGCCGTCAACCTTAGCGTGCTTATCCACACCGGCTTTCTTGACCTTAATGTTTCCTTGAACGTCCGTAAACACTTCGCAATTGCCCAGTTGATGTCCTAAAAATGGGTTGCCATCGTGTTTGATTTTGTGGCCTAAGATAAGTCGCTCGACATGTTTTGACGGGTTAGAAAGCACCGCCATTCCTTGACCGACTTTTTTGACTGGCAGGCCAGCTTCGTATAGTCTTGCCACTATTGCAGCGGCATTATAAGCGTCATATCCGACTTCTTTTACATCGTATTTTTGACTTTGCTTGACAATATACGCCGAAATCTCTCGGTCGTCCATCACATTACCTTCAGTGATGTGCAAAATCCCCGAATTAATAGCCTGCCGGAAAATATCTTTGTAGTGGGTTGGCAGTAAATCAAAACCATCTTCAGGCAGAAAAAACTTCCATTCTGCTTCGTAATCGTCCTCGGAATATCTCTTAAGCGTACAAACAGCGTTCAAATCTCGCGTTGCCGCTAGGTCAAAACCAATAAATACCGACTCAGGATCTCTGCCTGTAACGCCTACAGACTCATCCCAGTGTGTCCTATCGACCCACGCAGTTTCGGCCGAGACATAAACATTAAGTGTCTTACAGAGGAATTCATTAAGCGCAGCAGGCTTAATCTTCGCCTCTTCGCATCGCGCAACGATCGCATCGTGCGACACCGAGATATTGTGCATCGGGTTGGCCTTAGCCCATACCGTCTCGTCTCTCCAGTCGTCTCCAGCATCCAGCGAGTAAAGAAGCCCAAACCACCGCGGGTTATCAGGTACGTCCTGATGAAGAATATGCTCCATCACCTGAAAGTCCTCAAAGAACTTTGTGTCGCGGGTAAAAGAAGCGGTGGTTATATATAGCCGTAGAGGATTAAGGCGAGATACCATCCCCGAATGCAAAACCTCAATCGCATTCCTGTCTACGATCTGGCTTGCCTCGTCAACGATCGTACAAGAAGGGTTGAGCCCGTCTCCGGTCTTTTTAGTGTCTCTGGAGAGAGCTTTCATCATGCTCTGGCTGTCTTTCGACTTCGTGATCGTAAACTTCCCAGTGACAAACATGCCGGACAGCTCTTTAGGCATTGTCTCGATGAAGCCCTTAGAAGTCGTGAACACAATTGAGGCCTGATCTCGATTAGTCGCCAGTGTGTAAACTTCAGCCCCGGCCTCGCCGAATCCCAGCTCGTATAAGGCAATAAGCGCTGTCAGGGTGGACTTTCCTGCCTTCCTCGGGATGTAGACAATAACGTCCTGCACCATCCGCTTTTGCCTGTCCTTCTTACTTCTAAATCCGTAGATGGCGCAGACAATCAAGATCTGGAAGGGCTCTAGCTTGACTGACTGGCCTGCCCACTGTCCCTTAACGTGCTTGCATAGCGCCGTGAACTGTAAGAAGTGATTGACAGGGCCCGGATCAAAAACCCATTCCCAGTCCTTGTTCTCTAAATGATTTAGGAATCGCTGACAGGCTAACCTTACGTTCCTGCAGGCGTTTATATCGCCCTTTGCTACGCGAACTGCGTATTCAATACCATCTTCTAATTTCATGTTCCGAACTTAGGCCCTTTCAGGAAGTCGTTTATTTTCGTGTTGTCGTCGAGCTTATTAGCTGCCAACCTAGACTTTGGTGTCAGCCCTAACTCAGACATAAGTTTAATGGCATTGTCCATAGCCTTGTTTGCAAGGCTGACGTAAGGATTGGGCGCAAAGGTCTTGCCAGCATTTGTCTCCACAATCAGCGGGTACTTTGCGATCGCAGCTCGAGCCTCTATGTAAAGCTGTAACTGGTCAGCAAGCATCATGAGCGTATGCCTGTCCTGATCCGATCCTATCCCGTACACGCTGAACAAATACTCTGCCGTTTCCTTAACAAACTTTTCCCTCGTGAACGACTCAGGGTTGTTCGCCCACTCAGCAAACGGAATCCTCTGCTTGATCTCCTCCGGCAGAAAAACCCCCGGCTTATTAGCCTTCGTTCCGTGAATCCTATGCACCTCAACTGGAATTTTCGCAACCATAGTTCTCTCCTTTGCGTCTAATGTGCGTCTTTTTGCGTGGCTACGCAAGGGGAATTCCCTATTTTTGGTCGGCCCCCCTTATACATAAGTATTACAGAAAGTCGAGCGCGCGCTTGCCCTTCCCTGACCGCTACAATTTTTAAGTCATTTTCGCCGTCCGTCGGCCAGAATCGACCGTTGAGGCCGTTGATACCCCGAAACACCGCCGATTGTCGCAAGTTATAACGGAAATGACCGGTTATCGTTGAAAATCAATGGTTTAGCGCAGACTGTGCCAGTGGCGCGTCAGTTTTGGGCGGTTTTGGTGGGTTCGAATGCCGTTGATGGTGCGTTAATCGACCGTCCATCGGCTAGCGATCAAATAAGTGGGGATTGGCGATCGGTATGGCCCGAAATGGGGCTAGGATCGCGACATGCATCAATTCCGATGCAAGAAAAGGAAGCCAAATGAACGTAATCGAAAAGACTGTATTCGCCACAGAGGTGGTGCTAAATGCCGTGATAGACCACGAGCTTTTTGTCGGGCTTGATTTAGATCGCGGAAGCCCTGCTATAGCAATGGATATATATGACCTCTTCGCTGATCGCTTTGCTACTAACAGCGATCCTATAGCAGGCGATTTTGCCGAGTTACTTTTAAAGCATGCCGATCTAATAGCAGTCGCTTTAGAGCTTAGGGTTAAACACCAGCAAGCTCAAAAGTGGGTTAAACACAAAAAAGAGGAGGTTTAATCATGTCCATGGCAATTCACACAAAATACATTGGCCCGACAAATACCAAAGGCGCAAGGATCAAGGCAATGATTCGCCGTGATAGCAAAACACTTTGGACGGCGACAGTGTCATTTGATTATTCGCTTGATTCACAAGCCCGACATGCCTTAGCCGCTAAGGCCTTGCTCCAATCACAAGCGCCTGCGCTTTTGGATGAACAGATGAGTTGCGCCGGCTCCACTTTGGACAATTTGGGTTACGTTTTCACCATTTGCCCGGAAATAGTTTGATGAAAACCTTAATTGATTGGACCATAGCCCTCATTTTTGGCGTTTCATTCGCCTTCGCCGTTTTTTTCAACTTATAGGATTGCTACCATGAAAATCTACACCACATTGTCAGCACTAAAAGCCGTCGCAGTATTGGCAGCAGATAACGATCTGCGCTACTACCTAAATGGCGTACACATAACAGCAAGCGCAGGTGAAACAAGGTTAGCCGCCACTGACGGGCATGTCTTAGGCATTCATCGCAGCGAACAAGAAAACGAGGACATTACCTACGCCGAATTCATTTTGCCTTTGGACGTTATCAAGTTGCTAAAGCCAGCGTCAAAAAATATTGATAGTGTCATTATCGACACTGACGGACTAACGGGCACCATAACTGCTGTAACAGGCGCGACTATCAATTTCAGCGCGATCGACGGAAAGTTTCCTGATATACAGCGCGTTATCCCCCATCGAGTATCAGGCGAAATTGCTCAATTCAGGCCTGCGCTTTTGGAGCGATTCGCCAAAACCGCAAAACTCTTAGGCAGCAAAAACCAACTTATCCACGTCGCGCACAATGGCGACAGTGCGTCATTAGTGCATTTGGACGTTAACGCCAATTTCGTTGGCGTTATCATGCCCTTCCGTTCATTTGCAGGCGATGAAAGCAAAATGCCGCCAGCGTGGGCGATCAATCCAATCCAAAAGCCAATAGCTTTCGCAGCTTGATTTTCAAATTTCCTTAGCCGCCCTTCCGGGCGGTTTTTTTTGCTTTGGAGTTTTCATCATGAACGTAATCCGAATGCGCCTTGAGGGCGTTTTTAAAACCTTGCCTGCAAATGCAGTGGGTTTTCACACAATGGCCGATCAGAAAAAACCGCGCAAGCTGATCGCAGTTTTCTGTTGTTCAAATAGGAAAACCGGCTTGCAGTCTTTTGTGCTCAGGCCTTGTACTTATGCTCAATCAGACTTGCTTAGATCTAAAGGGCTTGCGGGTTCTTTTGGCTGGTCTATCAAGTAACTTTTAGCCCTTAGGGGCTTTTTTTTTACCCTTAGGCAAGGGCTTAGGGGCTTTTGTGCTTTCGGGTTAACCGAGGGCCTGTGCTTGCTCAGGGTTTTCCTTAGCGGGCTTGCTGTGCTTTTTTGTGGGGTTTTTATGCTTATCAATCGAATTGAGGGCGCAGTTCGCCTATACGTCAATGCTCGCGGGCAGTGGGTCGCGCAATGGATTATCGAGGGCGAGCCCGTGCCAATGGTCGCGGTTTTCCAGACCGAAGCTCAGGCCCTTGCCTATGCGATCGCATCCGATCCGCCGGTCTAGGGGCTTTTGTCGTCTTTTTGGGGGGCTTGCCCGTTATTTTCCGGGTAGGCCTGAAAACCGCCGTTTGTCGGTAATACGCTGCCGTTCATGCTTTTCAACGCCCAAAAACCGCCGATCGCTCACCGTTCCGCCGTCGATCCCCCGACTAGCGGCGTCGGCTGCCGTCCGTCGGTGTCTGGCTGCCGCTGGCTCCTTCCATCACCGTAAATCGACCGTCTGTCCGTTTCAAGTCAAACCCCAGCTGCTTAAAAAAAATTTTTGAAAAAAAATTCTGGCGATTTTGTTTTGAAATCGGTTTCGGAATTTGGGCAGCTGCCGGTCCCGATTTTTTTTGGCGCGACAGAAAAAAAATTACGTTAGCTCGTAGACCTTTTGCTCCACATAATCGTGTATCTCGCCCTTTCTCTCTAAGCCTGTCTTGATAGAGTGACACTCATGACAGAGGCTTTGGAATTTGTTGCCCATCCACTTTTCTCTGTCCATCCTGTGCGGGAATATGTGGTCTACATGATGGGCTGGTGCGATCTTTCCTAGACTTTGACACCTAGCGCAGATCGGGTGTTTAGATAGCTGAATCTGTCTGAATTGCTTCCACTGCTTAGAGTTGTACATCCTGTTGAATGTCTTGCGGTCCTCGCTGTTGGCACCGCCGTGTTGGCTGCAAAATGTAGAGTTGTTGACCTTCGGGTTGTTACAGCCTAGCTCTCGACATGTTGTTTGCTTTGGGGTTCTCGGCATTACTTAAGGAATCTGAGTTTGTAGAGTGTTGACTGCATGAGCGCAACGATCTCGTCCACACTGTTCTGGATGGCTGAGTCATCACCCATCGAGCTTCGGTAAACCCTAACGTATTCCAGCATGTACTCTAGCTCGGCTATCGCTGTTTGTTCTGGTGCTCGATACTCGACAGGGTAGTTAAGGATCTTAGCTTCCAGACCTTGATACTGCTCGACCACTGAATCTACTAGATCACCGAGGTCATCGTAGTAAGAACCTAGAGCCTTGTGCTCGGCATACGATTTAGACTGTAGGTGCAGGATGTGTGCGTTAGTGACACCGTGGAGTAAGCACATAATGAACTCGCCCGGAGACTTAGCGGGCTTCTCTGATCGCAGTGCTTCCAGAAAATGCTTTTTCATGTCGAGACCTAAAAAAAAGCCCTCATTGCGAGGGCAAACCAACAGAGGGAAGGAGGTCCGAATTGATTGTACGGCTGTCAGGATTTGGAATCAAGATCCTTTTTGAATGCTTCTATAGACTTTAGTAGGGCCTTACTTTTTTCTTCAAGCTCGGCAGATATTTCTTCTAGCTCTTCCAACTGAAGCTCAATTCTGTCCCAGTCCGTGAGATCCTGAGTCAGACTGTTCACATACGCTTGCCTTGCTGCTTTTTTGAGATCCATTGTTAATCCTTTCGATTTCTCGGTTGATGTACCAGACTGCTTTCTTGAGATCCTCGGTTGCATCTTGAGACTTCAAACCTGCTCGTAGGATGTACTTCACTGCATTGCCTAAGCAGAAATTCATGTGCTCGGTAATCTCTATGACTTCGATGCCTGATGGATGAGATTTGTAGTGCTTTGGGTTTATCGGGTCGTTCACAGTAACTCCTTAATGTGCTCAGGGACCTTCGGCAAAGGAGCCCACGCTACTGCCCACTCTGACCAGTGACCGATAACACAGACTCCACCGGGGTTTAGTAGGAGCATCTTAGAACCCAGCGGTGGTGTCTTGTCTTTGGGAGTCATCCAGACTGTATGCCCTGCTGTGTAGTCTTTCATTTTTTGAAGTAGTACCACGCCCACGCTCCGTGTCTACCTTCTGTCCATTTGTACCGAGTCTCTCTATCGACAAGACCTTTTGCCATCAACGCTTTCAAATGCTTCCTTGCGCCTTCAGTGGTGCAGCCGAAGTGTTTTGATAACTCTATGAGCGAGTAAGGCTGGGTAAGATGAGCAAGGTAGATCTTCTCAGTTTTGGTCAGCGGTTTGTGCTTGCGGAGAATCTGTTTGACTAGCCATTTGACTTGATCGGTGTGGTGAACAAGTCCGAGGTTATGCGCCATTCTTTGGATTTCAGCGCCGTTCATTATTCTTTTCCTTCAGTTTAACTTCGACTGCTTCAATCAAATAAACACCCCAATCCCTAGTCCTTAATAATTCCTCATAATCATCATCCGTCAGCCCAACCCATTCACGTTTGCCGAGCTTGCAAATGCCGCACATACATTCAACAGGCTCTTGCTCCGCAGCTTGTCTCAATTTGCTCATACATCGCCCCCCGCTTTCTTCCTTTGAGCTGCATCTCTTCGGCCAGCTTCAAAGCCCTTTAGCCAAAGTGACGTAAACATCCACTCAAGGGTGTATTCAGACTCGCCTCGCTCGCGTTGCAGCTTGTTCGTGCTGTCCCAGTAGTCGGCTTCTTTGCGAGCGATCTCACGCGCCCAGATGCGTTTAGGGGTTTTCATTGCTCACTCCTTGCCGTGATCTTCCGATCACTTATAAATTCGGCAAAACACTTCTTGCACCAATATGTCCACCGCATAGCTTTCCGGTAACCGCAGTGTTCGCACCACATCATTGCTCACCCCTTGCTCTGATGGCTATTGCACATGCTTGCGTCCACGCCATTTCATTATGGTCAACCTTCCCTGTCTTGTATTCAGCGTCCACTTTCTCATCACACACCTTCGCACACGCCTCACGCTCATGTGCTGCAACAAGTGCGGCGAAGTGCTCTAAATCCTTATGAGTAAAAGCATAAAGACCATACGCAGTTTTTGTCATCATCAACAGGGTTTCCCACGGCTTGCGTATACCTTCTTGTATAGCAAGTTCATCAAGTCCGATGTGGTTAGTCATGTGTTCTTCTCCTTCAATCGGGCTTCGATGGCTTGAATACGATCAAGAAGTCCCAGCAAAAGCATCGCCACATCATCGCGGTCAAGCGGCCCTGTGTCGCAAAGCAATTGGCGAATGTCTCGGTCGAGTTGATCCGTCATGCTCCTCCTCCGTTCTTTTCGCGCAGCAAAGTATCGATGGCTTGATAAGCCTTTTCCAATACATGCAATCGGCGCAGTTCGTCGGCGGCTTCTCCGCATAGACCCGTGTGGCTGAATTGCACGTCAAGTTCTTCTAGCGCATCAGCCAGCACTAAG